AACGGGTCTTGCAGTTGGATACCTCTATAAGACAACGCAATGTTTGGATCAACGAGGGCCATAATTAGCCTCCATAACCTTGAGAATAATACCCACCTTCATAGATAGGCGCAGGTGTTGCTGCTTCCTGTGGGCGCAAGGCGTTCAAAAAGTTCTGGCCTTGTGAGTAATTCAAATACGTACCAAGACCTTGTGACAGCGCGTTTGCGCCACCTATATACCCCGACGCTCTTGCTTGAGCTGCTGCGCCCAGCGCTTGACCGACGTTGCTGGCCATCGTCTGCCCTGCTTGGCCTAGTTGGTTGGTCGCCGTCTGGCCTACGCCTGCAAGCGATTGAAGCGGATTAAGACGGGCGTTACGCTCAGCTTGGTAGCGGTTAAACGCGTTCATGTACTCTTGCGACGCTAGGCCTTGACCGTATTGTTGGGCACCTCTTAGCATGCCACCTGACAACAGGCCACCTCGCGCAGCGGCTGATCGCTCTAACGCCTTCATACCTTCTTGCATACGGAACGCATAACCTGGGTCTTGCTGGAACTGTTGCATACCAAACGGCGTATATTCAGTCGCAAGCGGCGTTAGTTTGTTGAGCGCGGTAATGCCCGCCTGACGCCAAGGTTCTTGCAGTTCAACCTGACGTTCAAACTGCTGCATTTGCAAGTCAGCAGCGCGATTAGCCGCGTCAGCTTGTGTGCTTGCGGCTTTCTTAGATGCGCTAGACCCTATTAAAGAACTGCCGACAACGGCAGCGGCGATCATCCAAGGCATGTTAATTCTCCTTTAGGCACTGGGCCATGTGCTGCGCTTGGGATTCGTCGCCAGACGCAATCAATACTTCATCAATTTTATCTTCGTCTGTGCAATTAGTCGCATGAACGCAGTACCAAACAACGTCTGTCAATGATTTTACGCCGTGGTGTTTATTAGCTTCAATAGTTAAACAAGCAGGCGCATGAACCTCAGAGCGAACACCATCAACCATAAGTTCGATGGACCCACTAGCTAATATAGATAGATGGTCAAACTTATGTTTATGTTGCACAAGCACGCAACCTGCCGGTATGCGCGTCTCTTTAGCGTATACGCCTGCGCTGAAGTGATGGTGGATCATTAGGTTACTTCTCGCCCACTGACGCGCATATTGATGGCGCTACCTGTGCCAGCGATAGTGCTAATAAAATCACCTGCGCCAAGCACCTGACCAACCAACTCAGGGAATGTATAGACTTCCGACGCCTGAAGCGTCTTGGTCTTCGTGATCAAGTTCGTGTTGCCCGCTGAGCCTGCGGCTGTGACAAGGTTGACGCTAATCGTTGCAGCGCTGGCGCTGTAGTTAGTGGCCGTAAACTTGTCAATAATCGCCGTCACACCTGATGCGGTGTATTGCGTAGTTTGTGACGATTCGACCGTCTTGGCCGGAACGAGCACTTTAACAGTGACTGCCATTATTGGACCCCTTCAATGTTATTGCTAACAGTAAGAATAATGCTCGGCACAGCCGGATAGAACGCAGACGACGCAAATGCTTGCGCTACTACCGTCACATCATCTACCGCGTACATAACCTCAACGTAATCACCCGCGTTAAGCGGGAAAAAGTACCCAATAGTAGCAAGTTGTTCGGCGTTATTGCCTTGCAATCGTAGTTGGCTGTTGCTGTTAGGTACATCAACGCCGTTGATTCGCGGCCATACCCAAAAGATACCTGTACCACCTGATGTTTTGTCAAGCTGGATACTGAATAAAAAATTATAGATGCCGCGCTCATCGACGTAAACTCTTGATGTGGGCGACCCTATGTAGACGCCGTTGCTAACGTCCGTGGTATTAAAAGTGATTGCGTAAGGCGTATTGATAGCAGCGGGCGTGTGGGTCGTACTATCAGAGAACTGACCGTATCTTGACCGCTTAAACTCTCTTGGCGGCGGCGTTACTTGTAGGGCTTGAATCTGCCTTTGTAGTTGCGCGATCTCGTTGATCAAGTGCTCAGGTTGTGTTTCTAACTTCTGACGCAACTCATTAATTTGTTGCTGTAACGAGCCAAGCTCACTAGGCGGCTGCGTATGCACGTCTTGGTCAAGCGCCTGAAGCGCAGCGTCATAAGACGCCATAAGAGACTCTAAACCTAAGGTAGCAATCCCGTCATTAACTGCCGTATCGGATACGCGGTACAACGATAGAAAAAACTGATACCAGGCGCGGTCGATCAGACCTGTGCGTGCGTCAAAGAACGGCACACGCGGTGGCGTGATCGGTGTCGGCGTGGCGCTAGGATTAGGCATTGGTAGGGCTGATCAAAAGTTCTGCGCCCATAAGCGCTGTCTTCACAGGATCAGTCATGGATAGTTCGTATACGCGATCGCGCAACTGGAGCGTCATGCCGAGCCTACGGAACCATACGCGACGGTAATATTCACCGATCTTGCCAATTGACGCGGTGCGGTAATTTGACCACGTATGCCCACCATCATCCGACCAGCGCAGCATGACCTCTGGGTCAGCGCCTTGTACGCCGTCCATCTCTTCATCAATAAAATAAACACCGTTTTCAGTTATTAAAAAATATTCATTAGGCTCAATGATGTCGGTGGTAATGTATATGGAGTCTATAGATGTGTCTTCGTCGATGATGGAGTCGCCGCCTTCAGACAGCAGAAAATAGTTGTTAACCTCCACGACATCCGTGGTCAGATACATGTCTTGCAAAGGAACACCGTTTAGGCCGACACCCGACTCGATGTCGATCTGCATGGAGTGCTGCGCGGTGCGTTTAAGATTGTTTTGGCCTGTTGGCAGCGCTCGCCACGACCTCAACCACTTCTGCGTCTGGCCGTTATCAGCGTAAGTGTTTAAATCAAGTGCGTAAATGTTGCCATTTTCATAATCGCCAACAATAATCTTAGCGTTAAACGCCATTTGACAGTTGCTGCGATGCCGAGTAAACGCGCCATTACTCCAACCAGCTCGTTCATGCCATGCGCCTGTTGCAACATCGTAGACCCATGTTGCGTTGGCGCTGGGGAAGGTTAAGACGTAAAAGCTATGGCCGTCTTGCTGATAGGTGTACGCGATAGCATCTGTTAAGTTGCCGTACTGCTGGATTTGCCACTCGACAGCGTGCGTGCTGATGCGCTGGCCGGTGTAGCCATTAGCGCGGTAGACAATACCTTGCCCGCGAGCATCTGCACCCAACCAAAACAAACCGTTGTCCATCTTGGCGATGGTGTACGCAGAGATACAACCAATTTCGTTGAACGCGCCTTGAATACGCTGAAGCGGAAAGTCTGATGATCCTGTGTCGTACCAAACTTCAATAGTGCCTGTTCCGTAGACCCACACTTCTCGATGGTCAACAATAAGCCCCACTACGCCATCGGGCGATCCTTCGGCGCTGGCAAAATCAAGCGGATCGATCGACGTACCATCAAGTAGTTGCGTGACCCAAATGCGTTGGCTGTTAGGCTCGTTAAAAACAAAGTAGCCGTCAAGATAGCCGACCGTCACCGCGCCAGGAAAATCCACATCTAAAATCTGCGCGAATGTGTTGGTGAGGTTGTTGTAGATGTAACTTGGGCCATTAGCCGCTATGAATAGCTGCGTCCCGTTATCTGCCATGCTAACAGGGCCAGTGCTTGCAATAGCACCTAATAGCGTGGCGGTGTAGCTCGTGTTGATCTTGTACAGGCTGTTACCTGAAACAACAAACGCGGTACTGTTATCAGAAGAAAAAGTCCATAGCCCACGAATAGGGCCGTTGCCGATTGTTGCTAGTTTCAGTAGGCCAGGACAACGCTGAAGAAACGCGGGTTCTTTGCCGCCCTCCGGCACAACTTCGGGAAACAAATTGACCATTCTTGCATCGGCTGCGTTGACTGACCGTGCAACGTAAGACGAGCCTAGAATCGGCGTTTTCATCAGAAATTGTTAGCGTAGATATTATATCGTTGACGCGTCGCAACAATCGGGTATGGAATCGCCATAAGATCGCCAGGAAAGTTGATGCGCTTAAGATTACGTTTGCTTGTCATAGCAATACGCTGTACTTGCGGCGACGGCTCAACGCCAAACTCCGGCGCTAATTCACAGGCTAAGTTGTATCGAAATGCACGTAAATAGCCAGGCGGGAAATACATATCTGTAGCAACGTTTGACACTTCAGTCAAAGTTTCAACAGAAATAATGTGCCATTCCAGCGCTTTGATAGGCACTGGATAGACGGTCAATTCAATATCTGGAAACGTGTTATTAATCCACATGACTTGTGGGTACGTTGATGTCACCGTCTTAAAGGCAATACCGTCGTACTGCTGCTGGTTGATCAACTTAATACCGAATGATAGCCCTGACGATGGGTCTTTAAAATACGTTGCGTCGTCCACTTCAATAGGACGGTTGCCTACAAAGTTACCTGTTGGCCCTAACGTGCGTGAGATAACGTTGGCGGGCCAAGTAAATACTTGATCCTGCGTACTGAATACTGATAGGCGCTCGGTATCCCAAGACTGGATCATCTGGTTAATAGCCATGATTGAGTCTTGCATGACTGCCGCAGAAGGTGTCTCACCCTCCGCTAGTACACCTAAAAGTCTAAGAGAACCATCAATAATTTCAGCAGCGGTCGTCATACCTCAGTCTCCTGAATCCTACGGCTGCGGCGACGAGGTTGAAGTTCGTTAACAGGCTCGATGTCGTCCGACGCAGACTCAACGTTTACCTTGTTAGGATCGTAATCTTCCCAACCATTTTCTCTGTCACGGTCAGCTTCCATGTCAGATATTGCAACTTTAGCACCATGCGTAGGGTGGTGGAGATAGATAACAGCCATAATTTAATCGGGGGCCGAAGCCCCCACACCTCTACACGCAATGAATCAAAGCAAAATTGATAACAACTGCTTCAGATAGTGGACCACCTGAAATGTTACGCACGGTAATTGACGCAGAACCTGCGCTTAAACCAGAAACCCAACAGTTATACGCACCTGAAGTAGCACCGCCGCTCACGTTCAGAATTAAAATGTCGTTAGCAGAAATAAGCGAGTTGTTCAACGTAAACGTTACGTTGGTTACGCTCGCTAAAGCTGCGTTATTCATCGTAATCTGACCAGCAGACTTATTAAGCGTTACAGCAGTCGATTTGCTAGTAGCTTGGGTTACTGTACCTTGCGCGTTTGCTGTATAACCAAATTGTTCATCAGACAGTATGTATTGCGATCCGATGATGTCTTGGTCAGTATAAGCAACGCCAATTGGCTTAGTGTTTGACATAGCTAATCCTTTTAAGAATAGGGGGCGAACCCCCTATCAATTACGCAATCCGATAAGCCGTCCAAGTGCCAACACCGGTCTTGCGGGCGAGCCACTGCGACGATGTATTGGCTGATACCGCAGCCGTGCCAACAATTGTCCAACCCGTACCTGCGGTCACGGTTACAGCATCCGTACCATCGATATTGACAACTGCAAACGTAAACGCTGCGTTAACTTTAGTTGCTGAAGAAATTTCATCTTCAAGCAACGCGACAGTGGGCAACGTCATAGCGCCAGCGGTGCCATCAAACGTAAACAACCCGTTTGCTAGTTGAGCCGCTGTAACCGTAGCCGCGCCGGTAAGTGCAGTAGGAGCACCCTGAACAAACAACAAAGCCTCGCCGGTATTACCGTCGTTGTACTGGTATCCACCAGCACCATTAGGAATTGCCATGATAAATCCTTTCAAAAAATAATTTGGTAGGGGGCCGTAGCCCCCTTATTGATTAGCCCCAGAGACGAACGCCCATTTGAGGACGAATCACGCTGTAGCCGTACAGCACGTCAATACGGCAGGGCATACGGTCGTTGTTGATGTCGTACTGACGAACAATACGCATCGAAATACCGTTATGAACCTGACGCGACGCCATGTCAACGCCTTGCGGCATCATCAGATCGGCAGTAGCGAAAGTGATTGCGTCTTTGTGATAAACGAGGTTTTGTGGGTACTGCGACGATGCAGCGCCGACAAACACGACAGCTTTGCTGGTGGCAGGAAGGCTGTTAACCGTTGCGAGCGCGTTGCTTGCCGAGTACATCGGAGCAACCGTCAAGTTACCTGCGCCAGAACCGTTAAGCGTAACGTCAGTCGTTACAACGAACTGGAACAACGAACCTGTGGACTCGCGGGTCTGTGGGTTAACTGCGTAGCAGTCAGCCACGGTGAACACGTCGCCAGCCTTAACCGTTGCGCTAGCGCCTGCGCCAGTGATGGCGATAGTGGTTGCGCCTTCGCTGGTAACAGCCGCAGAAGTCGTGCCGCCCGTAGCCGTACGCGATCCGGTCGTAAACTGCTTGATCGACTGAGACATGTTGATCTCATCAAACCCAAGCACACCCATACCCATCATGCCATTCTTAAACTGGCGGCTGATGGTGTCGGTGGGGTTAAACAAGCCCTTCATGCCTTCAACCAGACCAGCGTTAGCTGCGGGGTTAACCGTAGCGTAACGAGGCGACATAACGGCAGCGTTCTCGTTCAGTTTTTGTTGAGCTTGCAACAGAACTAACGACGTGCCAGGCGTTGTGCCAGGCGTGCCTACCGTGTTGCCAACATACAGATACGAATTAGCAACGTCTGCATCAATGCTTGATGCAAGCTGGCTAATACGCGGCTTAAGAACGCGCTCTGCGAAGTCGTCCAACTGCAAGGTCAATTCAGCAGAAGTAAAGTTAACGCCAATGTGTTTTTGTGAAGCAACAGTCAACGTGGTAAATTGCTCGTTATCTGACTGAACTTGCAGAGCAGCTCCGTCAGTAACAAGTGCGCGATCCGGTAAACGGATACGCAAGGTTGAACCAATCTTAGCACCTTCGACAGCAAAGCTATCGTCGTATTGACGGTTGACGTTGCGGGTTAAGACAAGATTATTTTCAAGGATTTCAAGTGCCTTGCGAGTAATCATGTCAATGGTTAATAAACTATTTGCCATGATAATTCCTTATAAAAAATTAGCGGATACGGTTTTGAGTTTCCCATTTTTTAATCTGTCGTTGACGCTCGGCTTCAATCCACTCTGACGTTGACATTTCTTTAATTGAACGCGGATCAGTCGTGTCTAAAATTCTTGCGTTGCCACCCCGTGGTGTAACAGGTTGAATTGGTGCTGGGGCGCTCGACGATTTCCTAACGGGTGGATTTTCGCTTAATTTAGCTTCAATCTTCCCAATTTCTTTTGCCTGCATGAAAGGCGACAACTTGGCGATACGATCGGCTTCTTTTGGATTAGACCCAAGGTAATACGCCACCTCTGGTCCGACATCAGACGCTTGAATCGTCTCGGCCATCACTGTCGTGATTGGAAGACGTGGGTTGTACGCAACCTGCTCAAAATCTTCGTACTTCGCACGCGCTTCTTCTTCGCGCTCGTGATAGATCTCAAGAACTTCAGCACGCTGTCTTTCTGCTTCACGTCGTGCAAGTAATTCGGCTGCTTTCCGTTCGGCTAGTGCTTCCGCATAGTCTTCGGTCGTAGCAAAATGTTCTTGCGCGGGTAAATCACCAGACGGCATATCGGGCGTTGCGGCCCTCAGCTTCTGTTCCCGTTCCCATTTGCGTTGCTCTCTTGCAAGGCGTTTGCTGATCATCGCATCAAGTTCAGCCTGAGTAAAACGCTTTTCCTCAGTCTGCTCTGGTGCTTGTTCAGCGGCCTCCGGCGCATGTTGTGCATTGTCCGTGGTGGCCGTCACCTCCGGTGCTAGCGCGGATTCTACTTCCGCTAAGGCTTCTTGAACTTGCTCGGTCATCATTATCCCAAAGGAACCCTGGTCTATTGGGCCAGTACAGCTAATTAAACTTAAGTCTGAAGCAATTTTACATTAATTGTCAATAGGCTGGCGAAATTAAAGTTTTTTGTGATTGCACATAAAAGTTACCCGCAGCTAACGTAACGCTGCCGCCCGTGTTATTTGATAAAATTAATGTAACTGAATTGGTTGCGTTGACATAACCAAACATAGTAATCCCTTGTAAATCTTTATCGTAGGACGCGGTAACCATATCGCCAAGCGCTGCGTTAGGTGTAGTGATTGTTACAACAGCTCGGTTTCCGTTAGTAATAGTTGTCGCTGAATACGCTTGTGTGCCATAAAAAACCGTGCCTTGATAGCCAGTTGTTGTAGATAAAATATTTACTTGACCTAATTTATTGAGGGGAAACTGATTACCTACCACCATTATGTATGCTAATGAAGAAGATTGTTCTTGATAGCCGTAGGTTTGTGTGCCACCAGCACCACTAGAATCATAACAATAATTATTGCTGAACAATGAGTAACTAGCGTTGTACGTTGCTGTGCCGTATCTTGCAATAATTCCTGGAGAATTAACGGTTTTCCCATTATTAAAACAATAATTGTTAGAGCAAATGTTGTTTTTGCCGCCTTGATCAATACCGCTGCCAGCGTTATCAACGCAAAAATTACCGGAAATAACAGAGAACGGCGCCCAATTTTCAATTCCCATGCAAGTCGTAAAGTTAACGTCTGTGCCTGTGGAGTCGGCGCAATAATTATTTAAAATTTGCAATAGTTTACAATTTGGATCTTGTTCAGTGGTAATACCAGCACCAAATTTCCAACCCGTTATGTAATTATTTGCAATAATACTTTCAGACATCGATACATTTAACGCGCTATTTATCATAGCGTTGTTTGAAATAGTTGATTTTGTCACGCCGCCTGCTGATGTAGAAACTAAAATAGCTTGATTTTGTGTGTTAACCGCTGTGTTTCGCTTGATGTAGTTGCCGTCAAACAGATAGCGCGAACCACCGTTAGCGATCAAACCAAACCTGTCCATATTGATAAAGCGACAGTTGATAACTTTAACGTCTGTGCAAAGCTGGAAAGCAACTAGACCAATGTTAGTGGCAACTGTATAGCCGCCGCCGTCAAACGTCAGACCTTCAATGACTATGTTTGTTTTTGCCGCGCCGAAGATGAGGTCGGTAGTAGGTGTAGTGGTGCAAGTGATGGTTGCGTTATAACCAAGCAACGTGATATTGGATACCAAGTTGACTTGGGTGCTTACCACGTAAGTACCACTAGGAAAGTAGAGCGTCTTACCTGCTGATTGTGTAATAGCCGTTTGGATGGCTGTGGTGTCATTCGCCACACCATCACCCACAGCACCAAAATCCTTGACGCTAACCATTTGCGACAACTTATTGGATACGTTGGTAGCCGTGCTGTTTGAAAACGGTGGTGTGTAAGATATTTGAGTCGCAGTGCCATAAGCGTTGATACCTGTCAAATTATCGTAAGTACCAATCAGCGCTCCAGCACTGTCTCTTAATACAAATTTGTAGTTAAGACTACCCGTTAACCAAATCTCGCCTGATGGCACGCGCCCTGCCGAATCCAATACGATCGGGTTGGTGTGCGCCGTTGAGCCTGCCGACGATGTGTAGGTGGCTTGAGGTGTAGTGGTGCCAGCTGCATAAGAGTACAGTAGCCCTCCCGACAAAGGATTGCCGCTGCCATCAAAAAACTGTGCTGCCGCGCCACCAAGCGCTGAAATGAAGACGGACATGTTTACATTCCTATTCGGAAGCTGACCTAGCGTTTTGGTGTGCCGCGATAACTTCAGGTGTCCAAACAGCGTTGCAAATAGCTTGGACACGAGCGTCTTGGTCTGACACATCCCGCCCTGGAGCAAACGACGAACGATGGTAGGAGCGTGAAATTTCTTCACCATTTTCAACAATCTTAGTGACCTGTCGAACAAGAACGCCGCCATTTTCTAAAACTTCAATCTTGTCAATTACAACATCTTTAGTAATCATAGTTGCCTCACGTTGCAGAGAAATAAAACCCGCTACCAACTAGCAGTGTCGAAGAGGTAAGGTTGGCCCCAGTTATTAGTCCAGATGTCAAAGCATTTGGAGCGGTTTTGTAATTTACAGAGACTGACCCAGTTACTTGAGTCCAATTAAGAGTGCTGAAATATCCAAACGATGGTGCATTTGTTGAAAAATTATTAGCAAAGCCATATGCCATCTGTGGAGAAAATACCGGATTTAATGTGTTTGGTGCGTATGGAAGCCCTTCAATATAAAGTTCATTTGAAGTTGATCCGGTCACTGATAACGCAGATAGATAGATTCCAAATAATACAAAAACCACCGAACCAACTTTTCGATAAGAGCCTCTTGTCGTTAATGTGACATACGTCGGAGTTATGTCGCCATTAATAATATCAATACTTATAAAACTTGGCGTCCATATACCTTCTTCATAATCATCAAGCGTATTGGCATTTGCCGATGAAACTTGAACTGCGGGAAACGTCAGGCCATTGGCGGTCAAGAACCCTGCCGAAGTGGCTGAAGCACTAGAACCAAATTTAACGGCGCCAGTACCTTTAGGTGTTAGTTTAAGATCAATATTGGTATCTGAACCGGCTGCGGATACTTCAGGCCCGTTGCCCGTAGTAGCGCCCGTTACATTGATATAATTAGCTACTGAATTTGTATTGGAAATTCTTAACTGTCTATTAGCAGTGTTAGTAAAAAAATCAAAATAGGATGATGATCCTTTTGAATATAGACCTACTGATATATTGCTATCAGTCCCTTCCGGCCCCAATATAACTGGAATCCCTGTAGACGTACCTACAATCTGAAAATAGTTAACCGCTGTACCCAAAGTTCCTGCGTATAGCGCCGTACCATTTGCTGTGCCAAGCGTAGTACCCCCCAAACCTTTACCGCGAATACGAAGCTCGATGTCGCTATCAGAACCCGTAGCTTGAATTATCGCGGGATTGCCGGTAGAAGACCCACTAAGACTTAATGTGTTAGCAGTTCCAGGAAGGGCTAAAACACCAGCATCACTCAGTGTAGCAACTGATTTTTGTATGGTTTTTGCTGTTGTGCCATCAAACCGCACAATCGTGTTGTCGGTACAAATAGTATCTGCGCCGTAAATGTCACCATAGTCAACACCTGACACCGCCGCAGCAATAACACCAGAAGTGGCTTTCAGTACCCCTGTCGTTGATGCAGCCTGTATGCTGTCGCCTGACGTTCCTGCAAACAACGCAATTTGGTTGTTTACCGAGGAAGGTGGTCCTTGCACACCCGCTGTAGCAAGACCAGCAATGCTTCCAGCCGTAATTTTGTAGCTTGTGCCGCTACGAGCAATCGGTATTTCATCGCCCGATTGTGCCGGATTACCACTTGGCAATGCGGATATTTTGATGGTTGACATGGTTAGTCCTTACTTTGAGAAATCCAACTTGTCGTTGCCTCATCCCACTGATACACACCGTCTGTCGGCATCGGCACAGGTGCTTCCCATAGGCAGGTATCTTCGTTCAGTACCCACGATGGATAGGGTTTAGGTGGGATAAATGCGTCCCGTTGGGGATCGTATGTGTAACCGATGCCTGCGTAGTTCTTGCGGAAGTTGCCGTTGTAGCTGGTCTGCTTCCAATAGGGATAGCCACCTGACCAGTTTTGCAAGAACCAAACACCTTTCCATTCCTGCTCTTGACCGTTTTGGTCCAGCAGCTCGTTGTTATGAACAACATGCACCTCAAGCACATTATTGTTCTGATCTAATTTTGCAAAGTGAGCCATTACACCTCCAACTTTAATCCAGTTAAGTCCATTTCTTCTCCGACCATACCAACCGGAAACGTATTAAACGAAAGACTTATTCTTGTGACATTACCCTGCACGGTAGGAACCATGTGCGTCAGTGATGAAGGAAAAAGAATTAGCTTTCCAGCTTCAGCTTCAAACCACCAACTCTCTGAGTTATACGCATTCCAGTTATCAGTGGGAAACTTGATCTGCTGCCAGCCGTCTTTGTAGAAATAAATCCTGTCATCAGCATTGGTCTGAACATAAAACACGCCAGAGATATAACTGTTGGGATGTGCGTGCTTATGGTGGTACTGACCTTGCTCGCTATAGTTGCACCAGCTTTGCGTGACTTTAAGGCTTACGTTGTGCTTTGGGTTGATAGTGGATTTGAAGTACTCCGATACCGAATCTTCAATAAATGATCTAAGTGAAGTCAGGGCAGGATCACGCAAGACAAAGTTATTTGTGCTTGTCGTGTTTCCCATATTTGGGCGTGTTTCAAGTTCACGGATGAAAAACATTTCTTCATCAGACAAAAGCCGATTAAGATTAAAAAACCCTACAGGAATAGGAAACAGATTATGAATATTCATATCAAAATGTAATAGTGCCGTTTCCTGTCCATACATAAGTTCGATAGCCACCGGACACAGTAATTGTGGGTGATCCTGTTGTCGCAGTTGCCGCCCTGAAATTGCTTAAATACCGAATAATAACGATACCAGAACCCCCTTGCGCCCCCGAAGCAAGCGTCGAACCGCCGCCGCCTCCTCCTGAATTTGCAGTGCCAGCCGTTCCTGAGCCACCACCGCCAGAATGACCAGCGCCCCCGCCTCCATAACCACCTGCGCCGCCATTGATTCCACCTGGTGAGTAACCAGCGCCGCCCCCGCCACCAGAGAAATAACCCTTAGAAGGGGACCCGCCAGGGCCAGCACCACCATATGCTGAAGCAAACGATGGTCCTTGAATACCAGCACCGCCAGCGCCAGAGTTTGGTGACGATCCGGATCCACCAACCGCTGATGCGCCGCCTCCACCACCGACAAAACTACCAGGACTAACACTTCCCCCATTGTTGCCCTGACTCGGAGTTGTTGATGGTGTATTGCCCGTTCCGACAGTTCCAGAAGTTCCCGATGCTTCTCCAGCTCCCCCACCAGACCCACCATTACCACCGTTCAGATTGGTCGAAGTTCCTCCGCCACCTTTACCGCCGCCATAGGCTACAAACGCATTTGTGTATGGATTACCTGATGAGGGATCATTACTAATAGGCAATCCAGAGATATACGAATTAAACCCTGCGGTTTGGGCCGCGCCTCCGCTACCAACAGTAATCGTATAAGCTACCCCTGCGGTAACGCTTAAGCCAGCTCCTGTCCTATACCCGCCACCTCCACCGCCGCCGCCAATACCCGCCCCGCTTCCACCACCACCTCCACCGGCTACTACAAGATATTCTATAGTTGATGGTGGCTGTGCAAACGGACTTTGAGTTAAACCTGATGACGTAATCCATCCTTGCGTCGTATCAATATAAACAAGGCTTACAGCGCCGCGTTCGTTAGGGACGATTTGGATATCTGTTGAGCCATAAATTTTTAAGCTATTAGGGTTTATGGTTAAAAAGTTTGTACTCCACGTTCCGGCGTAATCAACGAGCGTAATTTGATCCCCCGCACTAGGACTCGCTGGCAACGTCACTGTAAACGCCGCACTTGTCGTATTGCAGGGATAAGCCCGTCCAGCGACTGCGGTGAAGCCTGTGGTTTGGACAGATTGCCACGCGAGACCGCCTCCGCTTGCGGTAAGCGTGCCACTTGCTAGCGTTAAACCCGAACCAACCGTGACGTTAGAAAAGCCACCAGTACCGTTATTAGCGAGCAGTTGCGCGTTAGTGCCTGTTGGCGCCGCAGCATAATCAGTACCTGCAATAGCATTAGCCAGAGCGCCGCCAGAATTAGCCTTAAGAATAGCCGTTCCGGACGGAGGCGCAAGATAATCGGTGCCTGCGGTTGCATTGCTAAAGCCGCCCGAGCCTGAGCCTTTTAAGATACTTGTCCCGCTTGTTGCAGGCGCATAGTCTGTACCGGAGGTTGCCGCTGCAATAACACCGGACGAGGCCTTAAGCAGACCTGTTGTGGTTGCTGCTTTAATTAGCTTGCCGGTCGTGCTGTTGAATAGCGCAATCTGGCTGTCAACAGCAGATG